ACACCTGCCTCACGTTTTAAGAAACGATTATAATCAGGGATGGTTATCAAACTATCCCATGTGTTGATATAGTTTCTACTGTTCTTGTATGCCTCTTTTGCTGTCTCGGGACTTTTGCCTGTCACTGTATATGTATGAGGTTGTTCAATTGTATTTGCTAAATTGATTATGGTCAATGCTTCCGCATCGAAATTATTGATGTCACCACTTGGGGGTATTGCTGGTTGAAAATCCTGCAACACATCCTGAGATATGGAACCAATTACTCCCGAGCAGTCTATCCAATATACAACGAAATAGTTATCATCATAATTCTCCAACTGATTGAGCACTGTAGATATCTGAAGCTGTGCGTTACCATAATTATCATATGTGACACAGAAACAAGGTTCCCCATCAGCAAAATCTGCTGTAGTTTCTACCTGTGACCATCGGGTATCAAGATACCCCTCTGCAAGGTTGGATTTAGCTTTTACCCATACGGCTGATGTATCAATATGCTGTGATGGTAAATTGATTATGTAATTATTCTTCTTTACATCTGCCACGGTTACTATCACATACCGTAGTTCACCTTCAATAGCTACACGGGTTACACTGTCACCAGGCTCTAAAGTGACACGATCCGATTCGGAAAATACATATGTACCATCGGATAATATATCACGCCTGCTCCGAGAGTTTTGAACACCATAACTATTAGTCATAGGCATAATATTATATGTGATGACTCTTGGTTGATCTGTGATGTCTGTGTACGCATTGAGTGTAGCGAAGTTGCTACCATTAAACCCAAAATCAAGTACCATTGTATTGTTACCATTATTTTGAAAAGTAACCTCGGTCTTAGCCGCAGTGTACCAACCTAATGAGTATCCGATAAGGGAGAATATCCTTTCTGCATTTTTACGCTGTGATACAGATGGTGCAAAAAGCTCATTGGCTAATAAATCGAGATTAACTCCGAGCATATCAGCCGCCGATGCTAACACTTTACCAAGTACAACACCTGGGTCAGCATCAGCTTCAGGCTTCCATAAATCAGTAAGCTTAGGAACTATCTCCCAAAAGTCTTTCATTATAGAGTTATAATCTCTGCTTGTATATTTAATAATTCCTTTAGATATATCAGCCATTTATATCAACTCCATTCGCATTATCTATGATAGCCTGTAAATCGGACAGATTTATAGTCTCTACATCTCCATAGATTGTTTTAAGCCCCACCGACATCTTCAGTACGTTAAAGTCCTGTGTGTCAGTATCACCTGTGAATATAAGACCATCTGTAAACTCGGTAGCCTGTGCATCACAACAAGGTTCAAACATCCTAAGCTGTTCTACAATCTTATCCTTTATCATAGCTTTAACATTCTCATTGTTGTACTGAAACAGATAACGCTTCAAGCCTACACCAAATGTAGGCTCATTGTATAACTCGGTAGGCTCTGTAAGCATGAGCAGTCTCGTTCTATTGACCACAGATGCGTTGTCAGTCTTTGTAGCTACCCTATTCCTTACAGGATCTATCATATTAGGAAAACTCAAACTATTCGTCATCGTCCTCATCCTCGCTATCTATTTCTTCCTCATCATTCTCTGTATTGCTATCAATATCCAAATTGTACACTGTGGTGAGTAATTCACTATACTTATGAATGAGCATTATTAATTGCTCAGGTGTAGTAAACTCTTCGGAATGTTTCTCAAGCAGTATCATCAAGTCTATCATGCCTGTACGATAGTCTGCCGCTGTCATCCCTACAGTCTTGAACTTAGCACTATTCAATATTTTCATATGATCACCCCGAAATATTTGTAGCACCCGAATTATAGCTACCACCAGTCAGTCCTAACACAAGAAAGTCGCTCATACCGTCATTGAGCGAAGCTACTGCTACTACATCGCCCTCAGATGGCATATGAGGTAACAACATAGATGGATACCACGGTAAATCTTGATCTTGCACATAATTCCGTACCGTTTTACCTCGGTATGCGCTTTTATCATACGCACCATGTACTGACGGAATACGCACTTGTATCATTAAAGTACCATCATTTGCATACTGATAGCCTTTGGCATAACCGTAGGTAATCATTGTAGTCACCCTTTCTCATACATATCAATGAACGGAGGCATCGGTGCATGATCTCTGACACATTCTTCGCAAGCACGATTGCCTCCGCTAATATGCCGACAACCTATACACCCACTTGCACTGTGATAATACTTCCACTTGTCCGCATATGACAATTTATCCGAAGCCACCAAATACTCTATGCAAGGAGTACAATATGTCTTACCATACTCCACATTTGCACCACAGTTAGCACACTTAGCCATATTTATACCTCCACACTATGCTTTACTCTATCATGCTCCTCGGCACGTTTACCGTCATTAAAACGGTCAAGGGTACCCACAAGATAGCCTGTGATACGACGTATTCTGTCAAATGGGCGTACAGGCGCAAACTCAAACTTCAAATCAACGAAGTCACCGTCGATAGTTATATCCAAACCTATGATGTCTCTATCAGCATACTTCTCTGCACCATACTTAATATATTCATTGATCTCTTCCTGAGACATCTGACCGCCTACTACATTTACTTTCATAATATGCTACCTCCATTAACTATTTTTGATACGGATTTACCTTGCCATCCAGACAAATCCATGGGTTTTTGTATATATACAGAATTTGTGCCTCCTACGGCTTCAAATTCAATAATGTTTATCCTATTACCTGAATTATGACCATAAATTGCTGCACCAGTAATACCATTCTCATTAGCTTTTATATCAGCGATTACACAGTTAATAACTGTACCATCTGCAAGCACTACGGACACTTTATCTCCCGTGGTACCGTATATTGGTTTAACCGCTATCAGATACATTCCGTCTATAGTGGCAATATTTCGATTGGACTTATTGCCCTTCTGTGACCATATACGGGAGACCTTATACTGCAAACTCGAAGAAGCCCACCGACTGTACCAATAACTGTAATTGGTGTATATAGCGCTTATACCGTCTTGTGATATCCATGATGGTATCTCTACGGTCTTTCCGTTGAATACCTTATTACTTGCTACTACGGAAGATCCCGTAGTAGATGTTGTAGTCATCTGCACTACAAGGGATTTATACAACGCTGAAGCATTATTCTGCCGAATTTGGCTCTGTCGGTCAACCTCCGCAGGGACTTCAAACCGTCGTACAAATATATCTGCGGCTTGTCTTGCACCCTGCTCCGTATTAGGTACACCCTGTATAGGTATCAATGTACTGTTCTTATACCCGTTTTGTAATTCATACCATAGATATTCAAGCTGACCAGTCAGATTATTCTTCCAATTAGGACCTGCCATACGCTTCATTGCATCACCACGACCATAATGCCACTGACACAAGCCGAAACTGGTTGGTACACCACCCATATAGTCACCCTCTGATGCGGTGTTATATGGAGGAACGGACTCCGCTTCGATATTACCACAGATACCGCAAGCCGCAGCTGCATTGAGACCCTTACCGATAAGGAACTGAATACACTCTCTTGCTTTCGGATTTGATATACCATCAACAATGACATCCGTCCCAACAGTACCAGAATATATACTCGGTACTAAAAGACCGTCCATAACCGATGATAATAACGTAGTATAATTGATTACTGACAGATGGATACCGCTCTTATTTATAGTAGGTTTGTTGTTAGAGCCTATGTATGCTACCTCTCTTATAGTGGCATCCTCAGCAGTATTCTCACTTTCGTAGAATTTACCTAAAGGGGCATAGCCTACCATGTACTCCGTAGAGTTTTCAACTAAAGTCCACTTAGGACGATAGTATCCGCATATTGATTTAGCAGTATCCTTGTATTCTGATAAAACAATTCTGCCATCGGGATTAATCTTGATTACCTTTACATACGGATCTTTTATCTCTACTACAAGATATATAGCATCACAGTCAGTATCAGATTTATACTTTCGTGTCTGACTTATCCGAGTCATCAGTATGTCTCCTGGCTTCGGAGTAAATGGTCGATTATACAAAGGACCTTTCAGAAAGCTACCCATAGATTTTGATGTGCCTGCCTTAGCGAACTCTCCTGCAACAACAACATCGGGAATAACGGTACCCACCAAGTCAGGCACTTGCTTCGCACAGTAATTTATAAACTTTGCGGAGCAGGTCTGATCTTTACCTATACCTAACTGCTTTGCAGTCTTACCTATGCAATCTTTAGCCGTTTTGATGAAATCCTCAATCTTGGATGCTGAAGCAGATGGTCCTTTAGTATTATATATAAAGCCTTGCAACACATACGCCGAACTCCATGTATAGGCAGGAGGATACAATGTCTGTGTGTAAAACCTTGTGCTTTTGTATGCACTCTCAGATGTAACTATACTGCCATCTGCATTTATCTGCTCTACAACAGCAACGTGTCCTGCCTGACCTGCTCTCGACCAACATATAATGCACCCCAAAGATGGCTTAGAACTGCGCTTCCATATGGAGCTTTCGACCAATTTAGGATAATACTGACCTGCGTTTTCTTGCCAAGGTAAGCTGTATGCATCACTATTGTACAATTCGAGCATCCTTCCGATCACGAATCCTGTGCAATTCGCCAGCACAGAATTGCCGTATACAGGGATACACGGATTATTTCCCCCTGCCGATTGTACTATCCAATTTTTATCAGTATTACTCGGAGCTTCTAACCTTGGTACGAACATATAACATCACATCACAAATCAAAGAATGTAGGATCAAGGATAGTCTCTATATCAGATATATCCTTTACAGGGTCTACTAACCACAGCAGAAAGTCATCTTGCCACTTAGACCACGTTATAGCACTGAGTTGTCTACGGGTAACATAAAACCCCATCTTGCCCTTCAGACCTGATGCAGTCAATAAAGTTTTATACCTACTGATAATCATGTCATTCATAGACTTATTTGATGCCAGCTCTAACTTCAACCATACACCCAACTCGGGGGTATACTTCTGAATATATATTCTGAGCCACTTCAGCTCTTTATTTGCCTCAGATATACTTCGGGAGCGTACAATAGTATACAGCGCATAAGGCAAATCTGCTTTCTTGACGGCATTCACCTGCGTATCTATTGTCGGGCTTTTGAATGTATCAAGCTCCATATGACTGCCATCATACAGATGACCAACATCAAGCATCACACCAACTACGCCTATACCTTTCAAAGCTTCGTAATTGACGTTATTTGCCCCTCTATCCAAGGTAATCATATATGACTTTATCTCTTTATAGTCAGGCTCTACGTCAACGAGGGTGCCTGTCAGGGCATATTCTGATGCATTCGGAAAAGATGTAGCGACACCCGTATATTGCTCGGTCTGATTTCTATAACGAAGTGCCATATCCCATGGAAAATTGTAATATCCCGAGACACGGATTTCCTGTCCTGTCTGGTCCCCCTTATTAACACCTGCAATGCCGCCGTACTCATCCTGAGATGCTTTTACAAGTTGACCATTACCTATATACATCTCTACATGGTGGTTTACATTTAGTACAACATCACCTCGGATAAGACCTGCTCCTGTGGCTTTATTCCAATTCTTGACTATCTCAAATCCGCACTTCTTGAAGTTAGCCTCCATGTCGTATGTACGTTGTGCGCCTGCCGTCTTTACAGGAATACCTGCGGCTTCGTATGCTGATATTATCATTGAGGAGCAGTCATAGTCTGGACCCCATCTATTGTACTGTGAGTAACCATGAGAGCTATCATTAGCTATATTCAAGCACCACTGTACAGCGAACTCTACTTTGGTCATAGTAACAACCCCTTTGGATCTTGCTTCCAATAGGTCTGAGTACCTACACGCACTGACCACTTTGAGCTATTTTGTGTTTTAGTTGCATACTCAAACCGCACGAAAAGAGCAGCCCTACCTAAAATTGTACCCACTTGTACAACATCACCTGCTCCGACATCTACCGAACTTAGATGATCATATCGGAGCAGGTTGAAAACATCATATTGAATAGTAATACAATAATATGGCGCAAAATAGCCTACAGCAAGCACTACGCCGTCAGCATAACTATACACATTATCCGCAGGTATTGCCACACCAGTGTACATGGATTTAGGATTTATAGACCAATCACGGAGTATTGGCAAGTCTTTGTATGATATACTGTAGAATGGATTGTTCATAAATCAGCCCACCTTTATGTACCGCATATCCGAATTAGCCATATGCTCAAATGTAGGATATATTGTACCGAAGTCCACTTTATATGCACTCTTGACGTTAGGTGTAGTATGCAATGAGTTATTACCATACCGACTTTTGGCATCTACAAGAATATTCTGAGCAGATGCTACCTCATTAGCACTACTGATAGCTAACCTCTGTACCTTCAGTGTGGTTATAAATGTATTCGAGATTGTATGTGTCACCGACACAATATTGTATATACCTGTCACAGGGGACAGTGTATTTCCTGACATAACCATAAGGGAAACAGGCTGTGCCACTGCATATGTCTTAGTAGTTCCTGGTATCTGCAAGGTGAAATCTCCTGAGAACTGCGAAGCTAAAGCATTGACATCGTTGATAATGTTAGCTGATTGGAATACATCTCCGAGTGAACTACTCCACGAATTAACTATCTCATAGGGCTGTGCTAATGAATTACCGCTACAATCCAATGAGAAGCCTACCTGCTTGAAGTTCATATTAGTCATATTGTAGGCTACACCGTTGTATGAACCACTCAATGTGAATATATTCGTATTCGATGTGCCGTACTCCAATACATCTAAACTGTGCGATGTTTGAAGATTTGCATTATTCTTATAGTGAATGACACCAGGTCTATTCATTGTCGGCTCGTCTACCCAATATGAAAATGATGAACACTGTGGTGTAGTATCTGTATTAGCGGTGCGCAAGAATGACATCATAGGAGATACGGACCTGTTATTACGGATTTGGCTCAATGACTTATATCCGTACTTCAGTCCTGCGGCGCTCCTTGTCGCATTGTATGATTTAGACAGTTTTAGTAACCCAGGGAACTTATCATAGTTATCCTTACCATCATATGTACCACGCACATAGGCATGGAAACTTGTAGTCAAAGGACCGTGGTTCACCATAGTTGGAGCATCGTTATGATCTATATCAAGTAAATAGTACGATGTAGCCTTAGTAGCCTTGGCTATACCCTCTACAATAGCCGAAGGTTGTACTATACCTGATAAGGCAGGAATACGCAACACAGGTGTATGCTTTTGCACTGCAAGATTAGCCAATCCCGTAAGCTTGTAGTTCATATACAAGCCGTTGGTGGATACATTAAATGTATTAGTGAACCCCTGATATGATAAATATTCATCCACATCGCCGTGTGCATTTATCCAACCGAACATAAAACTTACAGGTATTCCGCTTGAATCAGGGTATTGATTAGCTTCTTGCGCAGCTGAATATAGCAAGGCTTCAAAAGCGGCAATATTTGAACTTTTAGATGCATCACCCGAAACACTTACATTCAACGTCCAAGATGTAGCCGATGTGATTTCACTATTAGCAAGCTCCAAAGACACCAAGGGTGAAGGTATCTTCAATCCAAAATTAGTCAAACTAACCCCTGCTAATGTAAAGCTACAAAATGGTTGCTTCTTCATGCTATATCACCTACCTTGTACAATACTTTACTTTTATACAAGG